AGTTAGCTGGTCGAGCTGCGGCCCGCAATCCTGATTGTGATACCAAGTGTAGTTGCCACCGGCGATCTTGCGGGCAAACATCTTGTCGATATTTGCGGCAACAATCGTATCGGCACTCTGACCACCTTCAGCCGCAACGCTTACCAGCGCCGGGGCTTGGAGGATACCCAAAGGCTGACCAACACCAGTACCATTGAACACCGCATCGCCCAGCATGAAGTTGAACTCTTCAGCGGCTTTGCGAGTAACGTATTGCTCGATAGCAGTTCCGGCGTCGTCAATCAGCTCTTGAGTCAGGTAGACCAAAACATGGAGCTTCTTGAGGTTCAGTACGGTTTGCCGAATCTTCGGAGAACTGGAGGTCAGCGAGCCACCTTCCGCACCCCAGTAACCGCGCAAGCCACCGTGACGCGAGCCATTGGCCCGGCTGGTTTCGGCGTTCCGGTTAAAGGTCATGGTGTTGCCGGAGACCGTGTAGTTATCAGTCTGGGCAAACAGGTTATTGCTGTAGACTCGCTCCAGAATCCCGGAGGCAAATTCCGGCATAACCAAGAATCCGCCATCCTCGCCCACTTGAACGCCCATCCCTTGGATAGCCTTCTCGTAGACGTTATTCACCTTCGAGCGCCACTCGCCAGTACCACCGGACTGATAGCCGCTCTTGAGGAAGTCACCGAAGCTCTTGAATACGCCGTGCTTGTAGCCCTTGGGGAGCTTCAAGCTCTTGCACTTCTGACCGGCTTCTCGCTCAGCGCGAGCCTTCTCCAAATCGAACGCCACGTACTCATTCGATTCCTCGAAGTACGAGACCGAACCACCTTCAGCGTCCTCGGTATACCGGGGCGCGGGCTGATTCAAACCCTTAAACACTTCCTTCAAGGAACCAAATTCCTTGCGGATTTCGTCGATGCTGTTTTTCAGATCGATATCTCTCATATCCTATTCCCTTGTGAAAATTCACTTACGAGCCGGAACCGCGCTTTTGAGCGTTCCGAGTAATTCCTTCATCTCACCGAACATTTCGGAGAGCTGTTTTGCGACTTCCGGAGATTCCTTCGGCTTCTCTGTCCGCTGCTCTTTCGCCTTGGAGAACAAGCGATCCAGAGTCCGAGCGGATTCCCGTAGGTTGTCGCGCTGGAACTTTGTCAGATTGCGACTCGAAGAAACGCTCTTCAGTCGATCCGCCACGCCCATCAACTCAAACTTCTGGGTAGCGCCAAGAGCGAGGAAAGACTTTAACATCTGTTCCTCATCCTGTTCCTGCCCGCACGAGGCACACACCTCACCGAGTTTCGCCTTGTAGTTCTCGGAGTAGGCGCCTTCCATCGCCAGCTTGATCTGCCCGAGGTTCTCCATGATCGCTGTCATGGCCTCTTTAACCGCCGGATTCTCCAGCGGTCCCATTCCTTGTTCCATGTTTCCGTATAGCTCGGAAACTGCCTTGTAGGCCGCTTCCATGAGCTGAGCGCCGTAGCCCTTGGCTGGCACCTCTTCCTCTTCTGCCGGGGCGTCCTCCGTAGTCATGCCTTCCTCAGGCATCTCGGATTCCATCTCTTCGTTTTCCATCTCTTCGTAATCCATAGCCTTAAACCCCGGTACTTGAATTTTCTTGCTCGGTAAGTACAGTTCCAAACTCTTCGCAATGCTCGGCACAATCTGCCGACCTGCGAGCTTCCCCTTTGCGACCGTGGCCGCGATTGCTTCCGGATTGCACCCGATACCCACCCAGCTCCATTCCAGAAGCATCCACTCATCAAAGTAGGTATCTGATTTTCTGACCACCGGCTGAGTCACCGGCGTAAACCGGACTGAGGTAGCGCGAACCGTCCCCTCGGCTACCAGCTCGAAAATCTGCTCAGCTTCGAGGAACTTATCGGTAAACCAGCAAGTAGCCCGGACCTCCGATTGAGACTTGTAAACCGCGAGCTTCCCAGTGCTGGGATCCTCGCTGGTTCCTACCGGCTTGGTTAGTACCTTGCCGTGCTCCCAAAAGACCACCGGGTTACTCTGGTACTCATCCAGTGAGCAGCCCAGCGGATTCAGTGAGTCCCGAACCCTATCCGGCGCTGGCGTTGAGATAACCGCTGAGGCAGTTCGCCGCGTGGTGTCTACGTGCGTAATGCGACCGGCCCCAGCTAAGGCGGGGGAACCGGCGAACTTGTAGATATGCCCGAGGCGTTTTCTCATGCTCTCAAGGTATCCTATTTGCCAAATTCCCGGCAAATACCGTTTCTAACATTGATACCGCTGCCGTAAGTGCTTGCAGCTCAAGGACTTAGGGAAATCGGGAATTTCCCGGACAATTCTTCCGATATCCTATTGCGTACCGCGAACAACAGGCGTAGAATCTGGCAGTCTAATAAAGGCATCGGAGGATTGAGATGGTCGATACTTGTTCAACACCAAGGCAGTATGGCGACGTAGTGCAGGCACACCTTGACGCCAACGACAAAGCTCGGCGATTGCTAGTTGATATTGCGGAAGAGTTGCGGCGCAAACCGGCACCCGGAGGCCAGACTCGAATCCACTGGGGCCACGTTGGAGACCTGAACGAGATTAACCACAAACTGGAGCAAGTCCTCCGCTTCATCCGGAATGAAGGCTAAGCTATGCCTCGCTACGTGTTCGCAGAAATCAAGCCGGGCCAGTTCTACGGGGAGACCTTTGAGCAAGTCCTCCCCTGTGACGAGGCCGCTGAGAGATTCGTATTCAGCTCGCTTAGGCAACTCGGATTCACCGGGGAGCCGAACATCGCTCCCGAGTGGGTTCCGGTAGCCGTGGGGCTCGATAACCTGCCCATCTATAACAAGCTAGTCTGGGCCGATAAAGACTCACTGAACCTAATCGGGGAACTGCTTTTCTACGAGGAGAAAGAATGAACCAACTCACCATCGACACTATGGACCAAGACCTCAGCCGCCAGACGTTCTCCCAAATGGTCCAGCGCTACGGCTTCTCTCAGGTCCAAGTACGCCGCATCGACAACCCCAACTCTAGCCCGGTCTACCGGATCACGGTCAACGTAGACCCGCCCCAAGATGATGACTCTGATTTACCGTTCTGATAGGATATCTGGCGTACTTGTCATCGCCTAGCGGAAGTGGCGATCCCTTTCATCGGGGGCAATAACAACCGCAAGCTGGAATAAGATCGCACTCCGTACCAAACGCGATTGAGAGCTAGCCGCAGGCCCGGCGTTACAGGGCTTTTTTCTCACCAATCCACGGAGGCTCTTGAGATGCAATTACCACAGGTTCACACCGTACCCAGCGGACTAGGCTTTGAGCTGTCCCCAGAAGAGGACGCTATCCGCGAGATGATTCGGGCCAGTTGGTCCGAGGACGAGACCGCCACCCGCAAACAAGGGATCCCGGTCGAGTCGATGATCAGGACGTTCCACGAAACCAGCGCCCGGCTCCTCGACAAGAAGAAAGCTCGGGACCGCGCCGCAGCAGCAAGGAAGCTCACCAATGACTGAGGCATACACCCTAACCGATATCGCGGCGATCCTCGGGATGCTGACCGTGAGCTATCTATACATTGACCTTTTCTTGGGGGACTCGCCGTGAGTAAGGAAATTTTGCCGGGAGATGGATACAGACTAATAGACAAGGAAAAGGACACAAAGCGACCGGGAGACGAGTATTGGTCGAACTGGTTTAACAGGTGGATTCCGGTTTCGAGTCACGATTGGTTTCGCCCCGAACTCACCTACCGCCGCAAGCTACCGGCCAAGCCAGAGGAGGTAGAGATCCACGGCTACCGCGTCAGTTTGGATAACGGATTTGTGCGAATTGCAGACTTGTTTTCGCATTTCCATTTTTCATCACGGCCAGAGGCGATACGCCAGCTTTCTCAATGGCTCACACAGGTAGCAGATTGGCGAGAGGCGCAAGAGCAAGGAGAGCAAAAGTGAATAGAAAGGTTATCGAGAAGGCGCTAGGTGCTATCGCCTCAGCGGAGTTTGATTTGCGCCACGCACTGGACGATATCAAAGACCAGATATTTGAGGCTCACGGGAGTTACCCCGACACTATGACTCTCAAGAAAATTGTAGCCATATCCAAACTACTGCTAACGTCGATGCACAGCGCACTCAACGAATCGCAAGAGGAAAAAGGACCACCCATCACCCGGCCAGCACAGGCGGAAGGGGGCTCGTGGAAATGCTAAAGCGAACCTATTTCCTCCGGGTGGAACTCCCCGGAGTTGAGAATAACCCGATTACGTATATCGAACTCCCCAGCACAAGCAAGGAAGTACACCTCGCCTCAATGCTCTGTATGCTCGGAACAGCTGTCAGACAATGCGGCTGGCATACAAAGGAGCGGGTATTTATCTATGGCACTTGGCCCACCGATACCCGTACCGCGCGGAGGGATATCTAGCATGGAGCATATCCCAGACCTTCTCGAATACGGCGAGCTGAGCCTCTACCGCTGCGACCACTGGCACTACGCGGAGTTAGTCCTAGAGATACCCGCTGACAATACCCGGATGATTGTCTCCAAAGAGGAGACACTCGAAGAGGCGCTAACCACGCTCCGGGAGGAACTCGGCAAACTGGCCACAGGATAAGAATTTCAAGCACAATGGAACCGAGACAATGATCAAAAAGCTACAAGAAATTGCCAAGTACGGAGCGCTAACAATTTACCTAACAGAAAGCGGTGAGTACGCCGCTGAATTTGAATCTCCGGGGAGCTTTATCAGGTTACAGACTGACTCGCTAGGAGATTCGATCAAGTCAATCAAAATAGCCGTAGACAAGTATGTTAGACCTTCTCGCCCTTGCCGCAGTCCTCACAATACCGATAGCCCACCAGACCGCTACGGCGCACGATAGACCGCCCGCCACACTTGCCACATTTGGCCGGAGGTTTACGCTGCTCCCAAGGTCGGTGGGTTTTCGCGCGTTCGCTCGCAGCCTTGCGCCGCTCCGGTGTCCAGCTCAAATGCCATCCCCTAAGATTTGATAGGTAAGAAAACAGCGGCAGCGCGGATGAAGGGGAGGGCCGTCCGGGTGAGAGTCCTTCCAGAAGTTTTCATTCTTCAGATTCAGTGGCCCGCATAGCTTGCAAACCCGCTCATCCTTTTGGGTATGCCAAACCCTGAGCAGCTTGAGATCCGGCTTGAGTCTGCGTGGAGGCTGGCGCTGTCCTGTCTGGCTCGGCTCTTGTCTACCTACCGTCTCA